TGTGCTGACATTGTCCATCGCGCCGTTTTTGATTCGGTGGTCACTAGCCGTGGACGTATCGACCGGCAAGGTCCCGGCGGGCGCATCGGCAACCTCGGGGGTCACGTCGGCGGTCAGCTCGGCACTGGCACCGGCGGGTACGGTCGCCCCGTGGGTGCTGCTTGCGGGTCTCGCAATTGGCGCACTGGTATTGTTGGACGACTGAGGAGACGGGCGTGAGACGCAATCCTGATTTCGGTGGGCGAGGGACGACGCGGTACGGACGCGTCGCGTTGTATGTCGCGGGTGGCTACGTCGCCTACAAGGCGGCGCAGGGCGGGTTGTTTGGTCTGCCGTTGCAAGCGTTGACGACGACCATTGGACAGGCGGGCGGCCTGGTCTCGACCGGTACGACCGATGCGCTTCAAAAGGCTTTCGGTCGTACAAGTGTCGTCGACCGTCCGGGCGGCGCGCCAAACACGACCGCTGGATCAACCTCGACGGGGGCCAACCGGCAGGCGCTTCCGGCACCAGGGCGAAGCGTCGACCTTGGCGCGGAGGACCCGGCGGCGGCCGGGTTTGCGTGGGACAGCACGGGTGCGGTCCTAACCATCCGTGAGCGAACCGTCATCGGGCATGCAGACACCAAATCGGACGCGGTACTGATCGCGCGCGCGTGGTACGCGGCAAACGGGTAGGGCGATGCGAAGACGATCACACGCGACTGATCCTGACGTGGCGTGGTTAAGCGGCGTCCTGCGTCGCAATCCGGTCAGTGACGGGGCGCGTGCCGCGGTCGGGGCGCTGATAAACCGGCACGGGCGCGAACACGTTCACCGGTTGCTCGCAGTCGAATATGAGCGGGCGGACGGCTCGCGGTGGCGTCACGAGGCGGGCGACCGGGGCGACGGTGTTGCACCGGAAAAACGACCCGAGTACCTGATCACGGAACCCGGAAAACCGCCACGGTTGGCCGGTCCAATGCGTTGGCAGGACGGCCGAGGATTGGTGGGATAATGGCGCGTTCTTCATTGTTCGGACGGTTAGCGATTGTCGGCGCGGTCGGTGGTGGCGCGTACTGGTACTACCAGTCCACCCAACCGCCCGTCGACCTTGGCCCGAAAGGTGCGGCCGGGTTCTCGTGGCATCCTTGGACGCATCGGGTGAGGACCATCAAGGAAAACACCGACATAGGCACGGCCGCCACAATTGACGAGGCGGTACAGATCGTAAAGGCATTTTTCAACGCAGGCGCCACGGGCGCACCTGCTCCGCCACCGTCGACCGGAGCAACGGGAACGAACGCGGTGATTGACCTGGGGCCACAAGGCGCGCCCGGGTTTGCGTGGAACAGCGCGTCAAAGCAGGTCGTGACAATAAATGAGGGCACACTCGTCGGCACCGCAGACAGCATTGCAGCCGCGGTCGCGCAGGCGCGCAGATGGTTTGGCGGCTCAGCGTCGGCAGCGACCGACACTGCGCCGGTAGCGTGAGGTCAGGAGTACTTACCGTGGAGACGTGGAAAACGTTTAGCACAAACGTCCTGCGCAGTCTGCCGGCAAACGCGTCGGCAGCGGATCACGCCCGCGCCCTGAAGGCGGCAGGCAAGATGTGGCGAGGAGAGACGGCGCCGATGGCAATGAAACGACGCACGCGACGCAACCCGGAGATGCCGATGTACGGCAAAAAGTCTGGTAGCAAGACGCTTATGTATGTGGGCGCAGCGGCGCTCGCGTACTACCTGCTCATGCGTCCAAACATGGCAAAGGCCTAAGGTACGGTACCGATGCTCAACCTCGGGAACCTCCAGAAGCTGATCAACGCCGCCCGGTACGCACCACAGGCGCACGCGGCCACCACTGGCAACGTGGCGGCGGCGGATCGCTTGGTGCGCGAACTCGGCCCACAGGCGGCGTCGATTCTGCTGGGACCCGAGGGCGCGTCGCTGTTTACGAGCGCGGTGCAGTTTGCCGATGCGCGCGGCTGGACGCAACCACAGGGCGCGTCGGTCACGGAGATTCCCGCGGGTGCCGCCTGTACCGTGTGTGCGCCGTGGTACAGCGGATCGGGTGAACGTAAGGTCGTGCGGGATATCCGCGGTCTTGACGGCGGCCTGGTCTTCGTGCTTGGCCTGCGCAAGACGGGAAAGACGGCACTGGCCGCACGGCTCTGCGAGCTGTGGGATCGTGACACCTACGCGTGGGGCATCAGTCAGGACAAGCTCCCGCCGGGATGGCACGAGCTTCGCGTTCCGGTTGATCAGCGCGTGCGACGCGTCAAGCGCCGTACCGTGATTGACGCGGATACCGACGCCGTCGAGGATGACGACGCGCCCGAGGAACTCGACTCACGGCCGCACGATTGGCTGGAAGAGGCGCTCCCGCACGGGTCCAGCCTGATCGTGGATGACGCCGGGATCGTGCTTGACAGTGCCTCCAGTGGCGGGGGCGCTGTTAAGGCGTTTAAGCACTTGGTGCAGATCATTCGGCATCTGAATATCAACTGCGTCGTGAACGTGCAATATGCGGCGGCCGTCACGAAGTACTCGCTCGACGCGGACGCGATTTTCCTCAAGCCTCCACCCATGATGTGGCAGGCAATTGAGCGACAGGAACTTGCACCGTTCATAACCGAGGCCGAACCGTTCTGGCAGGCAATCTCGGAGAGCGAACGCAAACGGCACGCGTGGGTGATCAGCAGCGAGTACCGGGGGCCGGTGCATTTCCAGCTGCCGAGTTTCTGGTCTGACCGCCTGAGTTACAACAAGGGACACCGCTGATGCAGCCGCCGATTGGTAATACCGAGTTAGCCGCGTGGACCCTGCTGGCAGTCAGCGAGACTGCCAACGTCTACGGAAACATGGGATCGAACCTCGCGCAAATCCGCGCGGAGGCGACCAGTCCCGCCGAGTGTGAACGGCACCGCGCGTCGTACCGTCCGGCAGCGGCTATCGCGCTGTTGTCCGCAGGCGTGATCTCGTGGATTGCACGATCCTGGGTGCCGCTCGCGGCAAGTGTTGGCACGATGGCGGTACTGGTCAACGTCTACGAAGGGCATATGCCGCGGGAGTACCGGAAGGATGCCGTCGAGGCGCTCCTAGGCGGCCCGTCGTTGGTGACGGATGCGGCCGGCATTGGTCTGACGCGTCCGTACCAGAGTGTGCCGACGCTCCTCGAACCGGCGGCACGGTTGAACGCACCAGACGCGGTCAGTCTCGGGACGTCCCTTCAGTTCACAAGCAGTATGCGGCAGGAGCTTTTCTGATGGATCGGTCTGTCCTTGGATTGATCGCGTTTGGCGGTGCGTTGTGGTACCTGTCGCGACCGAACATGCATCGTAATCCAACACGAGGTAGGCGCCCCAGTGTGGTTCGCGCAGGCGCGATCGACAAAGCTGAGGAGAAGGTGCGCGAGCTGGCCGATGCGGCTCGCGGAGCCTCCACAAGCCAACAAGCAAAGGCCAAATACCGACGCGCCCTAGATGACCTCATGCAATTGCGGATCGACGCTGGCACACAAGCAACGCTATTCGACGTAGCCCCACGCCAAACGACCCAGCGCGGGTTGCCCGGGCTATTCGACAACCCGCCGAGCTGGGAAGATTACGCGCGGTGGCGCGAACTAGCCGCGAAGGTAGAAGCGGCAATCAAGGATGATATGGCCGAATTGCCAGACCCCGGAACGTACAAGCGCAAGCCAACCGCTTTAGAACGAATGGGCGCTAGCGGCAAGAAAATGAGCGATGTGCCGAAGTGGACTGTCGCGCAGGTGGAAGCCAAACGTAAAAGCATCATCGCCGCCGGAATGAAACGCTTCAAAATAACCGGAGAAGACGACACGTGGCGCGTGCGCGAACACTTAGATACGGCTTTCAGACCAAAGTACTTAAGGTACTGATGCCATGAACCCGATAGGTCTGGCCGTTGTTGGCGGTGCGTTGTGGTGGTTGTCCCGAGTAAATCGCAACCCGACCGGTGCGGGCTACCGCGACAAGTCAGGGAAGTTTCATCCGATTCGTAATTCGAAGTGGTACCAGCCGTCGTTGCTCGATGAACCGGAGACAAAGGCACGGACGCCACGTTCTGTAGTGGCGACAGCGCCCAGACCCGCACGGCCCGCGCGTTTGCCGGTTACTGCGCAAGTGAACTACCAGACGTACATTGACCGTGTGATCAACGCACGCAACGATTTACGCGAGGTCGAGGACTCAAACAGGCAGCAGTGGGAAGCCTACTCTGCGCTTGAGCGAGAACGTGACAAGTTAGGCGAGGAGCAGGCACGCCTGAGGGCGGAACAAAGCAATCAAGACAAAGATTTTCAGGATGGGCTATACGCGCTATGGGATTCCCTCCATTACATGACTTCGCCCACCGTCCAGGCATTAGGCGCCTCGTTGCGGGACACGGCCTACCTGTCCACGCCAACGCGGATACCTACTCCATATACGCGGGCCCGCGACGCAGCGCCCTTCATCGAGATGCTGCGAAGATTGCCTGACCAGCTCAACCGGATAATCTTGCCCGGCGATCCTGACAAGGCCAAGGTCTCCATAGCTGTTGCGGTCGCCAAGAAAAAGCTCAAACAGCTACGAGCATGGGACGCGACGAACGCCAAACTGGTCGCGGTGGCCGAAGCCTACGACAAATACAGCCCCGAATTGGCGCGGTTCGACTCACGCGGTTTGCAGCGCACGCTTGACGAGGCGCGCGACCGGTACACCGCTGCCCAGGAAGAAGCCGCAGCTAACGGCGTGCGCGAACTCGAACCAGGGCGGTTTGTGTTGCCTGATGACAAGGAGGGACTGGCGGAGATTGCCAAGCTCGAAGAACGCAATCGGCGGCAGCATGAGGAGTGGGAAAAGCACAAACGCGATGAGGCAAGCCGCAAGTTTCAGCGCGAAATGCAAAACGCGATGCGTTGGGAGAGTGCGGTACGCCGGGCGGAAGAACGGGTGACCGAAACCATCGACTATCTGCTAAGTAAGGATAAGTGGCCCGCTGCCCAGCATCGTAAAGCCGTGGCACAGGTAGACATTGCCAAGGCGGTACTGGCGCGCCTGAAACAAATGGCGCCCGAAAGCTACCTCGGATGAACGCGCAGATAAAAGGTACTTACGTCGTGAACCCGTTGGCGACCCTCGGAATACTCGGCGCGGCGTGGTACTGGTTGTCACGACCCGCACGCAACCCTTACGACCCAGACGCACCCATCATTGGCGGTATTGATGGCAAGAGCAGCGCGGCGATGCGCCGACTCGCCAATATGGCCGGATACACACGATCAATCAACGCCGCCAAGCGTCGAGAGGCGCGCGAGGCGGCCGAGGCCGCAGCGCGTGAAGTGCGGGAACGCGACGAGTACCAGCCCGTCGCCGTCCCGCGCGTCAAGTGGGCAAAGGGTGATTTTTTCAGTCGCAAGAGGGAAGACGGTACGGTCGTGCGAATTCCCCTGCGGCAACGGTTGGGAGACCGGTACCAGGACGCGCGGACCCGCACGTATGCGGCAGAGGTTGCATCGACGCGCACTGAGGCTAACGCACTGCGGACCCAGGAACGCGAGATACGGTCCAAAGCCCGCGCGCTTGGGGCGGACGCACGCAGAACGTACCTCGACAACCTCGAATTTACGGTCAAGGAACTCGGGGGAGACCGGCAGAAGGTAGCAGCGTTCTTGCCCGCCGACCGTCGGAAGTGGATTGATCAGGACGTGACCGAGCGAGGCGAGTACCTCGGCGAGGATGCCGATGGGTTTCCCATTTTCACGGCAGACAAGACCCGCCGGAAGCGTCGCTACATCACGTATGACACACGTACCGGCGTCCCGGTCGGACTGCACACCGGGGCGTGGGGCAAGGCGTTTCGCCAGTACCTCGACGCTCAACGCACCCGGTGGCGACGCGTGCGCGACACTGACGCGTCGAGGCAGGAGGAGGCGTCGTACTACCTGTCCGTGATTGACCATCACGAAACGGTTCGCAAGGCCGCCGAGGGTGGTGCAAGGGAAGAGGAGCGCGTACTACGCCAGCTCAGCCGACGGCGGGCGCAACTGGACGCCAAGGCGGCGAAACTTGCGGCCGAACTGACCGCGGAACGCAAGACCCGAAAGCGCAAGGTGACGGCGTGAGGCCCGCACAGAAACGACGGAACCCCGAACCCCGCAAGTGGATCGCGGGCGCACTCGCAAAACACAAACCCGGCAGCCTGCACCGGCAGCTCGGCATTCCCACGGGCGAGACGATACCGGCGGCAATGCTGCGGATTGCGGCGCGTGCGTGTGGACTGGTGGCGAAACGGGCGCGTCTCGCGTTGACGTTGCGCGGACTCGGCAAGGGTAAGTAGCGATGTACGTCGAGGCCGTGCCTGCGTGGTTGCGTTACAACGCGTCACGTGGCGTTGCGTGGGTCGCACAGGGTCGGGGCGGACCCGGTCTGCGAGCGCAGACGATCAATGAGGCGCGCGCAATGGCGCAGGGTCGCATGACGATCGACAAGGCAACGCGGATGGTCGCGTGGTTTGCTAGGCACCTGGTGGACCTCGACGCACCACGGGCGAAACCCGGCGCGGATGGGTACCCAAGCCCGGGCGTCGTGGCGCACGCGTTGTGGGGCGGTGGAACCCGGCCACAGTCGATGCGGGCGCTTGCGTGGGCGCGACGGGCGATAGAATCAAACAAAGTGGCTAACCGGTTAGCCTGACACACGAAAAGGAGTAATGCAGTGCACTATCCAGGATGCAAACGCGCACACAAACACGGTGCGGCGGGCAGTTTCGTTGGCAGTGGGCGGAGGCGCAACCCGAAGCCGATGCGAAAAACCTACGCGGTAAGCAAGCGCGCACCGACACTAATGCAAGCGCGATTGAGCGAAGGCGCGAACCGCTTAAAAGAAGATAGGGTACTTGCTGAATGGGAACGCGCCGAACGGAATTACGGCCCCGGATCGCCGGAAGCTGAGCGGTGGCGTGACCGGTGGTACCAGCTGCAAAAGGCTGACTTTGACAAACGCACGGCCACCATTACCGCTTACGAAGCCTATCGCAAGCGCTACGGCAAGTATCCCAATCAGTCTATACCCCGGTAAGGGTCAAGATTAATCTACAATTTTAACCGGCTGAAAGGACGATCACGATGGATAACAAACTATTGGCACTCGCGGCGGTGGGCGGCGCGTATTGGTATCTGAAAGGGCGCAAGGAACGCAATCCACAACGCTCTACGCTGCGCCGCAATCCAACGCGCGCAGAACTATTAGCGGAAAAGCAAGCGTTGTACGACCGGCTGTCAGAACTACGTCAAGGCCTACCGTACTGGCCCGGAACCACCAAATGGCTGAGCAGCAAACAATCAGCAATCAAGCGAGCGGAAGCCAAACTGGCCTCCGTTCAGCGCAAGTTGGGTTTTTCTACCGGCGCAGACATTGACAATTTGGGTGAAAGCACACGAGCTGGACGGGATGCGCACAAAAAGCGGCGTGGCTTTTTCCGCACGTTCGTCCGTACCAGTTAGCAGAACAAAGGACAACTACTTTGCACTATCCGGGATGCACTCGGGCGCACCGACACGGAGCAGCGGGCAGTTTCGTTGGCAGCGCTCGGAGGCGCAATCCGACGCGTGGCCCGAATTACGACGCGATCCGGAATAAGCTCTGGAAGGTGGAGGCGACCTACGAGACCCTCAACAGTCGATACCAGTACGAGCGCGCCAAACCGGCACCACCCGCAGGGACGGTGACGCATCAGCGGAAGCTGATCAGTTACCGGATGCGGTTGCAGACACTCGCCGACACAATCAAGGCGCTATCAATGCGCCTGTTTCCGGACGGATAGCGTGGCGACAACGGCGGGCGCGTTTCCGTTGCCTGAACGGCAGCGAGTGACCGATCATTGGGACGGCACCAGGGCGGTTGATTTACCGACGGCACTCGGCACCCCGTGGATCGCCGTATTCGACGGCGTGACGCGACCGTATTCGTCCGCCACTGCCGGGAACGCATTGTACCTGATCAGCCTCGACGGGTCGCGGACCGCGTATTACGGGCACGGCAGCGACCCTGACACGCGCGTGATCGGGCCGGTGACGGCAGGTCAAGTGATTGGCAGCGTCGGACTGACGGGGCAGACGACCGGGCCGCATCTACACTTTGCCATCACTGATCGACCAGTCGTTGACGTTCACGGCGCGGGCACGATTGACCCGCGGGAGTGGCTGGAGGGCGTGCAGGTACAGGTGGCGCCACCCGCGCCCGTCGCACCGGATTACGGGGAGGCGAGGATCGACTACGTCCCGGCGGCACTGAGACCCGCGGTTGACAGCCTGATGGCGTCGCTACCGGCCAGCCTGACGGCGTCACGTGCGTTTCCGTGGTGGCTGATCGGTCTGGCGGTTCTGGTACTTGTTGCGGACGAGGACTAACGTCCCAGTATCCGTCCGTCCGTACGCTCCACTGATTGGGTTGGGAGTGGCGGCGTTGGTACTGGTGGTACTGTTGGATGACTGACAACGTGCCGAGAAGGATGCGCTATGTGGCCGTTTATTGCGTTGGGCGGTGCGTTGTGGTGGTTGTCCCATGCAAACCGGAATCCCACCGGCGCCGGATTCCGCGACAGGAGCGGGCGGTTCCACCCTATTCGTTCATCGGAGTGGTACCAGCCGTCATTGCTTGATGTGCCGGAGACCGTACCGCCTGTAATCGAACCGGCGCCCGTCAGCGTGTCGCCGTCCGGCAGCGCCGCCGCGGCAGCCCTCGCCGAACGTCTACGCGCCTTAGAGGCCAAACGGCGCGACGAAGTGGCGGCCCGCAGTTCGTCGGTGCGGTTCCATTTGCGAGAGGCCGCGATGGCGGGGGGCGGCGTCATGACGGCACGGCGTCGGTCAGGACTCAACACACGCGACCGACAGATTCGCAAATCGTTTGCATTGGCGGATGAAGCCGACTCGTTTGCGCGACGAGCCGCGTACCAAGAGGCCCGGGCACAAGCCCTTGCCGCTTCAGAGGAAAAAGTATCGGGCGGCCCGTTGAGTGTCGGATCACGCGTCCACCTCTGGTACACGTGGGGGTACGGTCAATACGAGGGCATAGGGACGATTGTGAAACGCCTCAAGAATGGTTGGTCGGTGAAACGCGAACAATCGCGATCTACTGCCGTGCCATCGCCAATGCACCCACGCCCTAAAGAAGGCGAATGGGAAGATGAAACTCTAACCCCCATGACGTATCCAGCGGCAGGCGATAAAGGCTATACGGCCAATCGTGCGAAATACCCAAAAACCGGAATTGACGGCGTGTATGTAAACGGTCGTCTAGTGCCGGTCACGTCGTGACAGTAAACGCTTACGTCCCAGTATCCGTATTGTGTGACGTAGACTCGCAACGATCACGGGGGAGGCACGGTGACAGGCACAAGCGGCACGATCACACTCGCTAGACCGAACGTCCCAGAACGTGGGGAACGCGCGGTACCGTTGCCGGCAATCGTCGGCGTGGCACGCGCCAGCTCGGGCGGACCACCCGCCTACGTGACGCGCGAGGATGCTCGCGCACTCGTGGCGGCGTGCGCCACGACGCGTGACCGGTTGATCGTCGAGGTCCTGTGGCAGTCGGGCGGGCGCGTGTCCGAGGTGGCGACGCTCCGCCTGTGCGACCTTGACCGTGCCGAGGGTGCGCTACACCTAACCAATCTCAAGCAACGCACGAAGCGTCGGCGAACCAAACTGGTCTACGTGGCACCCGACTTGATCGGTGCGCTCGTGGCGTTCGGGCGAGATACACGGTGCGCCAATGATGGGCACCTCTTCCGGACGCGCGTCAGCGGCGACCGTCCGATCAGCCGTCGAGAGGTACACCGGATCGTGCAGGGTGCGTCGGACCGCGCCGGAGTGCGCGTGATCGGTGCGGACGGTGCGCGGTTGGCGACACCGCTTGACTTTCGCCACGGGGCGGCGGTGCATCTGTTGCGAACCGGCCTGCCGCTGACCGAGGTGCAAAACCACCTCGGCCATGCGCGCGTCGATACGACGACGATCTACCTGCGATTGACGGACGCGGAGCGGCGACGGCTAGCCGACCGCGTCACTTGGTGACGTGGTGGCATCGGTGAGTGCCTGGAGTTGGTGCAAGTGATCGTACAACGCGTCGTAGGTGGCGCTGATCGTTGGCGCGGGGATCGCGGTCAGCTCGACCCGCGGATTTCTGGCATCCTCGAACCGTTGCGCGTGAATCCCCGTGACCAGCGAATCATCAACCCAGATCACCCCGTTGCAGGCATCAAGCACGGCCTTGAGAAGATTGTCCAGATCGCCGACACGACGGGGGCGGTAAATCCTGAGGTACACCGCGACCGGATCGCTGATCGGCCGGTCAACCACACTCGCGCAGATCAAACGGGCGTGGTGGCGAAACTCGCGAGCTTCCGGCGTCAGTGCGAGCTGACCGCGCAACCGCCGGTACAGGTGATTGGTCGACGGTGGATACGGCAGCGTGACGCTAATAACGACCATAAATCCTACTGGTGGTACGCGCCACACGTGCAGGCGGCCGATTGGCGCGCGCGCGTCGAGCGTTCCGAAAACCACAGCTTGCGCGCACGCTCGGACGTGACCAAACCCCAGATCGCGAACGCGCCGAGGATCGTGGTCAGTGTCACTTGTGCGAAAACCCCAGCCCAGAACACTTGCATGATGTTTGCCTCCCACAGTGTACAACGAGGGTACCCGCGGGCGGTTGCGGGCCGACAGGTGGAGGCGTGAACACGACACCACAGAGCATCAAGCGGACGCGTCAGCGACTGCGTCTGACGCAATCATCCTTCGGCACGCTGATCGGTGTATCGACGGACGCGGTTCGAGCCTGGGAAGCCGGGCGGCGCGTGCCGTCGCAACTCGCACGGGTCGCACTGGAGCAGGCACTGCGGTCACCAGAGGTTCTGGCGGCACTCGAACGTCCCGCAAGGACTCCACAGGCGCAGGTGCTACCCAGACTGCGACCCGGGGACGTTGGCAGGGTGGCGTCACGAAGGGCGACGCAGGCACGGACGGTGGTACCGTTGAATGAAGTGCCACAACGGCAGCGGGCGGAAAGGGTTAACTAGTGTTTTTTTTGCAAGGCGTCAACAAGGCGGATCCGGAGAACGGCGGGTACGAATACCTGCAATGGTCGGACTACCAGCGTGGCTATCACGAGGGAATTGATTTAAACGCCGGAGCGGGCGCGTGGGGCGACGAGGGACTACCCCTACTGGCGATCACCAGTCAAGTGCTTGAGTGGTCAGGCAGCGGTGCGACGGGCTTCGGCAATCACCAATGGTGGCGGTTGATCAGTGGTCCGTACGAGGGGTCCTACGTGCATTACGCGCACGCCCAGGGGTTCGAGTTTGACGATGTCGGTCACGAGTGCCGACGCGGGGACGTGATCGGTCGGTGTGGGCACACTGGCACGACTTTGCCACACCTGCACTGCGTGGTGACGCGTGCCAAACCGTCCGGGTGGTCGTGGTACGGCGCACCCGGCGTGCCACGCGAGGCGATTGCAGCGGTGACGTGGGACCCGGTAGAGGTCTGCGACGCGTACACACGGTGGGCGGACGGTGGCAGTCCGGCGATTGTAAAAGGAGACGAAACAGTGACACCCGAACTACAAGCGATCAGTGACGCACTCGCGTCAAGCAACTATCCCGCCGGAGAGGTCCCGGCGCTTATTGCGTCATGCGCGGTCTGGCAGGCCAATAGCGCCAGCCTTGCCAGTTGGATCGAGGAGATCGGCGCGTTGAAGGCACGCGTGGTGGAGCTGGAGGCGGCCAAGGCACCGGTTGAGCAAACGGCCGAAACGCCAATCGTAGCGTCCGACGCGACACCCGAGGCATCCAATGCCGCCTGACCGGCCCTGGGTCACGTTCAGGGACGCGGTCGGTGGCGTGATCGCGCTGCTGGTCATCGGCGCAATTTGTTGGCTAGCTCTGATGGAGTCGCAATCGGCATCCACAGCGCTCGTGGGCGCTGCGGGCGCTGTAACTGGGTGGTTGTTCCGCGGGTCCGGACAAACCGCAACAAACGGCAACGGCAACGGCAACGGAACAACCACTATCCCAGGCGCGCCAACGTCGTGATACGATCTGCGCGCCTAACCCGGCACCACGCGGGCGCACCCTGTTTGGTGTGCCCTCGGCCGGCGGCGCGTGCGTTCGGCAACCCCCGCGCACGCGTCGCCCGGCAGGGTGGGCGCACGTGAGCGCGATCCTGACCGGCGTGAGGGCGTGCGCCAACCGGTGGCGGTTGATCCTCGCCACTGTCAGCGCGACGGTCGCGATCCTGCGCGTCGGACTGTGGATCGCACGCGCAGTCGGGGCGGCGGCAAGCGTGGATACCGCGGCTAATCTTCTGGGGCTAGGCGCTTACGTCGCACCGTTCGAGGCGATGTTTGACGATATTCTGACGCGTGTGCTTAAGGCGCTGGGGATCGTTCCGACGGGGTAGCGCACGTCGTTTGCTAACGGTTTGTTAACTCTTTTGGCCGTGCCTTGACGTGGACGCGTCCCACTGGCACTATCCAGACGTGGACGGGAGACGGCCACAACTACACGCGACAGGGAAGGAAACGATGGAACAACGCACCAAGCCAATCCTCTGGACAGACCCGCGGTACGCAGCCGCGCACGCAAAGAAGCGCGTCGCGACCCACAAGGAAGTTTCGTCCTACGCAACGCTCGATCAGGATCGGGATACGGCGATTGCACTTGTGGCGACGGCAATGGCTGACATTCCGGCGCGCAACAACTACGGATTCTCGCGGAAGATGGCGGTCTACACGCGCCGGACGCGCGAACTCGCGTTGACGGTGGGGCAGGCCAACTGGGCAGCGGCCGAGGCCGAGGCGAAGGTATTGGCGGACGACCTGCGAGCGTACTGGGCAAGCATTCACAACTAGACAAACCGGGCCGGGGAAACCCGGCCACACTTGTTTCAGGGGAGATTGCAATGGTTAAGAAGCGAGGACCGGCGCAGGTGGACTTGCCTCGGTTGCGGTATGTCCGGCGATTGTGGGGGCGCAAGATCGAGGTGCCGGCGTGGCCGGAGGATCGCGCGGTCGACCGCGTCGAGGTCGACGGGCACATCCTCGAAGTTTGGCACCTATCACGGTTGGATTGGTACGAGGTTCGCATCGACGGCTATCAGGCGCACGTGGCGGGGACTGATCTGACGTGCGCCCATGCGTGGCGTGACAACTGCCTGGAGTGGCGGTAACGAAAGGGTTTGGCGATGGATGATCGTTTGCGGATTACCTCATTCTGGCGATTGGAGGCATGGGTAGTGGATCACGTGGTGGCACGCTTGGCGTGGGACCACCAGACCAAGGGCGACACGCACGGCGTCAATCGTGAGGATGACCGCGAGTTGGCGTACCTGACCGAAAGCCTGATACCGGCGTCGCTGCATCACGTTATGCATCACTGGAATCTCGGCCCGCAGTACGGTACGTTCGCAATTGTCGGCCTCACACTGGAGCAACAGCGACAGTTGGTCGAGATCGTGTTTGCGGAGATGGTGCGACGCATCGAGGCGCGTCATGGCGCGTAGGTGGCACGGGCGGACGGATGATGTCGTGGTCTCAGGGACTACAATCCGGTCGGTTCGTACCGGGCTTGGCTGGTCGCGGGAGCGCGTCGCACGCGAGGCGGCGTGCAGCGTGGAGACGGTCGAGCGTGCCGAACGTGGCAGGCGCACCGTCGCCGGATTGCGTCCCGCGGCTTTGCGCCTGACGACGGCGCAGGCGATTGCCGGCGCGCTTGGAATCGACGTTGGCACGGTGACGGTACCGGCGGTTGACGGTGCCAACAGCGCGGTGACGACCGCGACCACTGATGAGTTTTGAGGAAAAAAGAGCGTGCAACGACCAAGGCGTACACCACTGACAAGGTCCAGCGGCACCGATGCGACCGCCGAGAAGGTCGACTACCTGATTACGCGGTTGTGCGGGCACACGGAAACGATTCAGATATTTGCGGGGGCCAACCCCCAGCGCAGCAAGTGGGTGCAGGCACAACAGGACAGGGACTGTAGGGAATGCTACCGCCAGAAGATGGCTCTGGCCGATCAGGACGCGGTAGACGCGGGGAGGCGGGTCGCGCTGGAAGGCGGCCCGAAACAGGTGCCGTGGGCACAGACGATCCGGCAGTCCCGGTCCAGCCAACTTCGCGACTGGTTGACACGGGAGCAGGCAGCCGGACTGATGCAGCTCCTCGCAAACCGCTTGACGCGGGACACGTATGACCAGGCGATCACCGACGCGTTGAACGCGTTTGCTGACCTGATGCAGGGCGTCGAGTTTAGCATGGACGACTACGACCATTCTGGGTGGGCGAAGTGGTGGATTGACGGACGTAACACACCAATCGAGCAGATCGTGGCGCGGCTGTTGCCGGACCGCGACATTCTCGGGGCTGGCGTGTTTACGCGCCTGTCCGCGGACGGTTGGACCCCGTTGGTGATGGACACCGTGCCGGAAGCGGAGGAGGCGCAGACTGACGACTCGGACGGTTGCGGTGACGTGCCGTTCTAGCGCGCGTTCACATAGGCTTCACTACGGCGGGTTGGATATTCCGACCCGCCATTGCATTCGTGGCAGGGAGGGAATAATGCCACCACAACTGACGACAGAAAGCAACGGCGTAGCAATCTCCATGCCGTGCGCGTCGCCGAGGTGTCCTCACCGCGCGAAGACGTGGGTGTCCGATAACCGCTTCGGGCCGGTCAATGAGGACGGCGAACGTGGCGCGTGGTTCTGTGCCGCGTGCGTCCTGATCGAACTGCCGGACAGCGCATTCGTGGCCTCGGCCACGGTGGCGTGGGATGCCTGGGCGGAGATCGAGGCGATGCAAAACGCGACAGGCGGCCAGTCATGATCACATATCCGAACGCGGCTGAACTCGGGCACTCGTTGGGCGGGAAGCGAGTCGCGAAGGGGTGGATCGCGCAGTGTCCGGCGCACGAGGATCGGCAGGCGTCGCTGTCAATCAGCGACGGTGACGACGGGCGGGTCTTGTGGTTTTGCCACGCGGGGTGCAGTCAGGAGGCGGTGCGTGACGCGCTGCTAGCCTCGGGCCACCTACCGAGGCGAGACCCTCCCGCCCGGGTACCACGTGCGGCTGCACCGTCGGCCAGTGGTGCGCCCGTGGCGATCTATGCCTACCGCGATGCGACGGGGCGCGTCATACACGAGACCCTCAGATACCAACCGAAGTCGTTTCGGCAGCGCGCGGTGACGGACTCGGGGTACACCTGGTCACTGGCTGGCGTGCAGACTGTTTTGTACCGGCTGCCGGAACTGATCGCGTCGGCCAATGCGGTGTGGTTTGTCGAGGGCGAGAAAGACGCAGACAATCTCGCGCGGTTGGGTGCCACCGTCACGACGGTCCCGATGGGTGCGGGGAAGTGGCACGACCGGTATGCCGACGCGCTGCGTGGTCGCGTCGTTCGCATCATTCCCGACAACGATGCGCCCGGACTCAAGGGCGCGGAACGCATCGCGCAGGCGCTGACGGGCGTCGCGTCGAGCGTGTCGATCGTCACGTTACCGGTCGTCGGCAAAGGCGCAGACGTTAGCGACTGGATTGCACAGGGTGGCACCCTTGAGGCGCTCGAACGGCTCGCACAATCCGCACCGGCGTACCGCGCACCGGTGCCGGACGCGCCCGACGCACGCGCGATTGATCACCAGCCACTGACGGACTCCGGCAACGCGGAGCGCATGATCGCGCGCCACGGTGAGAACCTCCGCTACGTCCATGCGTGGAAAACGTGGCTTATCTGGGACGGCATGCGGTGGCGGCCGGACGGTACCGGCGGACCGATGCGATTGGCCGTCGAGACAATCCGCGAGCTGACCAATGTCGCGTCCGCTGATCGGTCGCCGGACATGCCATCGGCCAGGCGGACCGCGTTGGTCAGGCACGCTGAACGGTCGGAAAGTCGGCAGCGGTTGCAGGCGATGCTGGCACTTGCACAGGACCTTCCCGGCGTCGGCATCCTGCCGGATCAACTCGACCGCAACGAGTGGCTCCTAAACGTCGCCACAGGGACCGTCGATTTGCGCACGCGGACACTCGCACCGCACACACGCGAGGATTACATCACGCGCATCGTGGCGTACAAGGGTCGGCCGCTGCCGTGGGTACCAGACCTGCACCCAGATATGCCGCTCTTCTGGCAATTCCTGAACCGCATTCAGCCGGACCCGGCGGTCAGGCACTTTCTGCGTCGAGCGCTCGGGTATTCAATCACCGGCAGCACGCGTGAGCGTCGCTTGTTTGTCTGCCACGGCGTCGGGCGCAATGGCAAGACGACGCTGCTCGAACTGGTGCGGGACATCATCGGCGAGGGCTTTTCGCAGGTCCTGCCGTCGGACATTTTGATGGCGCGCAAGAACCTGTCACATGCCGGATCGGCGTCGCCCGACCTTGCGGCTCTGCATGGCACGCGGTACGTGATCTGCGCGGAGACGGATCAGGGCGGGCGGCTCAACGAGGGGCGTGTGAAGTGGCTGACTGGTGATGACACAGTCCAGGCGCGCCGGTTGTTCGAGGCACCCTTCACGTTCACGCCGTCACATACGGTGTGGTTGACCACGAACCACCGCCCACAGGTCCGCGATGGTGGCGAGGCACTCTGGGACCGGCTGATCCTGATCCCGTTCGAGACGCGCATAACGGACGAAGAGCAGGACAAGTCATTACCGCAACGTCTGCGCGATGAGGAAGCCGAGGGCGTGCTTGACTGGCTGATCGAGGGCGCGCATCACTGGTACCGCGACGGGTTGCAACCACCGAAGCGCGTGCTGGCAGCGACGGACTCGTACCGCGAGGAGAGCGACTGGTTCGGCGAGTTCCTCGATCACGCGTGCGAGGTGGGCGAAGGGTTGCAGGTCCTGAGTGCCGCGCTGCACAAGGCGTACACGGATTGGGCGCAGGCGAGTTCGGAGCGGCTCCTGAATCCGGTGCAGTTGGGTTCGGTGCTACGCGAGCGTGGATTCGTCCCGTCAAAGGCAGCAAAGGGCCGGCGAATATGGACTGGCCTGAGACTGCTGACGCACACGCAAGGTGACTCTCAACCTGATGACTACCCCGAACTATGACCGCTTGTGGGTGGCGGGGTGGCGCAGGTGGCGCGATTTTCGCAAAAGTCCCTTACGTGAGATTCGATTTTCCAAAACTTATGCGTTTTTGCCCGTTTATGTGCCACCCCGCCACCCACAACTGCACCACGGAGGCTCGCTGGAATGGACGACTCGGAGTTGGAAGCCGGGCGCATCTACCGTGCGACGGTGGCCGGTTTTGCGTTTGACCGCGACTGCCTGGTGATCCGGCACGGCTCCGGTCGACGGGACGGCTGCACGGATCGCGTGCGCTGGTGGGTGATACGGCAGACGCGTCGTGTCGCAACTGGAGGCAAAGGCTTCAGGCAGACGCAAGTCTGGATTACGCTGGTGTACGATCCCAAAACGCAGTGCTTTGAGGATTGGACGGCGACGACAGAGCCTGTCGCACTGTCTCATTTGCGGTCAGCGGTTCGGGAGCTTGTGTCCTTGGACTGCTAACGCAGTGCCGACGGTCACGCCGGGCACGGTTTGCACCTGCGCAGACGCGAAAGGGTGCCAAACGGCGTGTACGACCGTCCAAAAGTCACGTACAATGACGTTGGCGTGCGGTGTACGGGCGAAGAAACGGCATCCCTACGCGCACGCGTGGAGGAAACGTGGGTTGGCGAGAGTTTCTGTTTGGCGAACCGGCAACCGCCGAGGAAGACAAACCCGCGGTACGGAAACCGCGCGGCCTAACACGCGCCGAGCGTCGGTCGTCACGCCAGCAGCAGCTTGCCGATCTGCAAGAGCGGATCGCGCTTGAGGAGGCCCGCGCCCGCGTTCGGATGATCAAGGCGCGCGGACGCAAGAAACCGGACGGTCACTCGCCACAATCCCCGATAGCCTCGGTCCGGGAGACGGTGGAAGAGGCACTCGACCTTGCCGACAGTCTGCGCGGTGGCCGACGCGACAGCGAACCGGCTGCACCTGCACCGGACGCGCCCGGATGGGAGCGTCTCCTAAACAGCGCCGCCGGGGTGCGTTTTGCGGAAGCGGTCGCACCATCACTCGCGCCGCTGGTCGCAAACTTGATCGCCGGGAGCCTTCCGGCACCAAGCGCCCAGGCACCCGGCCCCGTGCGGCCCGGCGCCGAACCCTCACCCAGTACGGAGGATGAGACCTTGGCAACGAACCTGATTGCTTCCGTGGTGGCGTTTGTTGATCGGCCCGCCGAGCAGGCCGCCAGTGCCGTCTACGAATTGGCGCGCGCGCAGGCAGTGAACGGGAATACGGAGCTGCTGAACGTTGTCACGCAGGCGGTGCGAACGCCGGTATCACTGGTGCGTCTGGTTGCCAACCGGTACCGGCAGGACCCGACCCATGGCCATGATGTCTCGCAGCTGCTCGACCGGCCCGGCTACCTCGATACCCTGCTACGGGCGCTCAAGGCGCTCATGGACAACGGCGCGAACCAGATCGCGCGTTAATCCGTCGTACCGTGACGGTGCGTCACTGACGCTGTCACGTAGCCGTCAATTGACCGTACATTGGGCGCAGGCATTAGGCCTGCACTCAATGGAGGCGTTTGAATGGCACGGTACTACGGCCGCTACGGCCACAATCCAGAGGTCCTGGGCCTTGACGTGGGGCGTGGCGTTGCCGCGGCGTCAGGCGTCTATCTAGCGAAGAACGTCGGGGCGATCCTGACCAGCTTCCTGCCCGGCGTTGCCGCAATGGTCGACGGCGTCCGGCCCGGTCTCAGCACCGGCGCAATGGAAACCATCGCCGCCGCGGCCATCGCCGGATTTATTGGCCCGATGCTCCCGATCAGCTCGCAACACAAGGACGACGTGGCACTCGGTGCGACGGCAATCGCTGCAAGCGACGTGATCGCGAGCTTGGTTGGTCAGGTCAACCTGTTGCAAGGGCAGCCGAGCTTCAGCAGCGGCGTCACGAGTGCGGTGAGCGGTGCGGCGAAGGCGCTGCCGAAGATGGGCGCAGCGATGCTGCCAGCAACCGGCAATCAGGGCGGATACCAGAACCTGACCGGCATTAGCTCGGGCACGACCGCGCAGGCGGTCATGTCAACCTCGGCGCTTACCGGCGTCGGAACGATGGGTTTCTAAGGAGTTTCATACGTGGCTAAGCGACAAACACTCAGACACCCGGTTTCCATCACGTGGTCTTCCGGTGGCTCCTTTTCCCTCGACCTGTCCAACAAGCCCCAGACAATCACTGGCATGTGGATTGTTGTGCGTCCCAGCTCGATCACGACCACAACGACCGGCGCCTATAACGACTTCTGGGACCGGCTGATCTCTTCGTTGACGCTCAGCGGGGCAGGACATACCTACTTCCAAGCGCTCGATATGCGGACCTTCTTCTACCACAACCGCCATTTCCTGCAGTGGCTCTCGCCGAAGCGGCCGGCACCAACCGCCAGCTCGCAGACGGCGGTATATGGCGCGATCTTTGCCTATTATGTTCACTTCGGCGTTGCTCCATTGGTGTTCAACGGCGCAAGTGGTCGACTGGACGAAAACCGCTGGGACCTATCCGCGGGGATTCCGCCTTCCACCGGCGGCAACCTGACTCTTACAGGCAACTTCGCCACGTCAACGGCGATGGGTTCAGGGGCGACCCTGAACGCGGCAACGGTTGACGTGTACCTCGACCTCGTGCTTCCCGAGGCTGGCGATCCGCTCGAGGCGTACCTGCCACGCGCACTTCCAACGTGGCTGCAAACGCAGCCTGCGCTTTCCGGCACCAGTGGTGCTTTTGGCACGTTCGAGAACATTCCGGTCGGCAGCCTGCTGCACTCAATCACTGCAATGACTACCGCCGGTTCGAACGCACCACGCTCATCCACCGTCCTGAACTCAATCCGCTTGCAGGACGTTCTCGGGTCGAATACCGTGATCGAATACGGGCAGGGTTCACTTGCCACCGACTCGATCAGCGCGGAGATTGCGACCCAGCAGGGCGATTCCTTCCCGCTTGTTGACGATCCGGCGTCGATTGGTTCCTTCACGGTCGGGACGCAGAGCGACCCTGGGTTGATCCACTTGGACGTATCCCAATACGCGGTGCGGGGCGATCCGCTCTACGGTCTTGACCTGCGGCGCGTCGGTACCGGTGCGGTTCAGGTGCAATATGGCATCCAGACAACCTCAAATGCTGCGCTGAATTTTTTCTACCGCCGGTATGACTACAACCTGAGCCACCCTGCGAATGCGGGTCGCTAGGACGTATCCTTCCCCCAGCACCATCGCCCGCGTGGAGCCTCCCGCCACGCGGGCGATTGGTTGCAATTGTTAGGAGGTGCGCCGCATGGTCACACCACAACCGCTCGGGTTGTCGTACAAGGGCGAACCAGTACAGGCGTTCCAGATTCCGGTATCGCAGGCGAGTACGTCGACGACCATCGTCAATGTTTCCGGGTACAACGCTGTTCACGTGGAGGCGTACCTTCTGGCGTCGTCCGCAAGTTTTGATCTGATACTCGAAGGTAGCAACAGCGCGTCCGGCGTGTTCATCACGTTGAGCGATCCGAACGCAAGCACGGCCGGCGTCACGGCAAACAAGGCGTACAACGTCCTCGTCGGTAGCGCGTATGTGCGGGTGCGCGTCGCGAACGTCTCGGGCACGTTTGCCACCGGGCAGGGCGTGCAGGTCTATGTCACGCCATATGTCGCCGGTGGTACCAACACGTTTTCGAACACGGTCTCGGCGAACCAGAACCTCGCGCAAGTCAACGGGTCGACGATCAATCTGGGCCAGACCGTAATGGCTTCAAGCCTCCCCGTCGCGATTGCCTCGAACCAGGGCAACGTGCCCATGAACCTCGCGCAGGTCGGCTCGTCCGCGATTGCACTCGGATCGACAACGGCGAGCAACAGCGTCCCCGTCGTCATCGCAAGCAACCAGAACGCACTGGCCGTCTACTCCGCGAATGGCACGAGTACCCACACGGTTACCGCGGTCGCTCAGGCCACTACCACGATCCTCGCGGCGAACACAGCACGCAAGGGCGCAACGATTTACAACGACGCGACCGCACACGTGCACGTGAAGCTCGGGTCCGGCGCGACAACGACCGACTTCACGCGCGTGCTTGCAGCCGTGGCTACCAACGCGGGCGGATATTGGGAGGTACCCTTCGGGTATACCGGGATAATCACGGCATATCTTGGTGCGTCCGGTACCGGCAATTGGCGCGTGGCGGAGATCACGTAATGGCCCAACCATCAATCACGACTTATGTCCCGAGCTGGCTGAATGTCAGGGACTACGGCGCGACCGGCAGCGGGAACGTCAACGACGCGCCCGCATTCGTGGCAGCGATGGTGGCGGCGTCACAGGCGGGCGGCGGGACCGTCGTCGTGCCGTCCGGCACGTATCGCCTAGACTCCACCGTTTCGTGGACTGGCCTGTCCTACGTCATGGTCTGGATCAATACCGGGGCGCTGTTCACCGGCGCGGGCAGTCTCGCGAGTGCAACCGGCACAGGGAATAGCACCTACGATCAGTCGTCCGGGTCCGGGCCTGCGACGGTGTCCAGCCTGACCGCGGGAACCGGTATCAGCGTTTCCGGGGCGACCGGAGCGGTGACCGTCACGAACGCGGGCGTCACGTCGCTCGTGGCAGGTACCAATATTTCGATCTCCGGGGCGACCGGAGCGGTGACTGTCTCTAGTACCGCGTCTGCCGCGGGGTACACGCGCACGTTTCTGTTTTTGGGAGCCTGATCAATGGCCGAAGTCATTAAGCGTCTCGGTACCTCCACGTCAACAAGTGCGGCAAACCTGTTTGACAACGGTGCGACGGCGGGCACCTATACGGTGCTGTCGAATATCACCGTCTGCAACACAAGCGCGACGGCGTACACGTACACGATTTCCACGAGCGCGAGCAGTGCCGTGCATGGGGCCTACGTGACGTCCGCCGCGACCATTGCCGGGAACGACTCGGTCTTTTTGGGCCAAGGAGTCAGTCTCGACCCAACCAATCGGTACCTGGTGGTCACGGTCTCGAACGCGGCGGTCAACGTGACGGCGTATGGGGTGACCGGGCCGTGAGTGTGGTGACGGCAAATCACGCGAACCTTGGTGGGTACAAGGCGCGTGCGTTGGGTGCGTCGGTGCAGACCGGGACGCAACCGGGTAGCCTCGACCCATTGGCCGTTACGGGTACGGGCGCATGTGTGGTCAGTACATACATTGATGCCTCCACCTCTACCCGGTATGCGGTGTATCGGTTTATCGGTACCGGAACCGTTGCCGCTCGGAGCGGCACGGTGACGGCCGATTGGTGTGTGCTTGCAGGAGGAGGAGGAGGATCGGTGGCCGGTGGCGGTGGTGGTGGATACATGGCCGGAACGAGTTTATCCATTGGCACAACTGCAACCACTATCACCATTGGCGGTGGTGGGGCAAGTGCTACGGCCGGATCAAATACAACATGGGATGTCACTTTGGTGGCATTTACCGCAACAATAGCAACGACGGTTCTTACGGTGACGGCTGTTTCATCAGGGACGTTTGTAATCGGTCAACTAATTGTTGGAAGCGGCGTAGGCGCATTGACACGGATAACATCGTTTGGGACTGGAACCGGCGGAATTGGCACGTACAACTTGTCAGTATCTTCCACGGTAGTAACCGCCACTGCAATGACCGCGCAATTGTCGTTAGTCGGTGGCGGGGCAGGTAGTGCTTCGGTGGGTGGCGCGGGTGGCTCAAGTGGCTCGGGCACGGCGGGCCAAGGGTTTAGTGGCGCAAGTGGTCATACCAGTGGCTCGGACTCCTTGGGTGGTGGCGCGGGTGGTGCCGGTGGTGCGGGTGCGCTTGCAGCATCTGGCAATGGCGCAACGAACACGCTGACGGGCGTGACAATGTATCTCGGTGGCGGTGGCGGGTGTACTGGCGTCAATGGGTGGAATGGCAGCAAGACGACCAGTCCCGGCAAGGGCGGAGGCGGTCAGGCAAACAGCACGCTTGGCGACGCAAACACTGGTGGTGGTGGTTATGGGTACGGCGGGTCTACAGCAGGCGGTTCCGGTACGGTCATCATTAGGGTGGCAGTCTAATGGCACATTACGCTGAAATCGACGCAACCAACACCGTCATCCGCGTCCTCGTGGTCGCCAACGAAGTCACGCATGCGACGCCGGAAGGCACTGAGGATGAGGCGTTGGGGAAGGTGTTTTTGACCGACCTACTCGGTGGCACGTGGGTGCAGACCAGTTACAACGGGCGCATCCGCGCACGATACGCCGGACCCGGCTACGCCTATGACGCGGTCCGGGACGAGTTCGTCCCGCCTGGGTGGTCACTGATCGACGGTGTGTGGACGGCACCGCCGGTGGAGCCTGAGGTTGCGGTACCGTGAGTGCCGATCCTGCGCGGTGGCGACCGATTGCACGCGCTAACGCGACTGCGGCGGGTGTCGATGCCGACCTTTTCGACGCGCTTTTGCAGGTCGAGAGCGGCTACGATCCTGACTTGGTGAGCGCGAAGGGTGCAGTGGGAATCGCGCAGATCGTTCCGAGGTGGCATCCTGACGTAGACGCGCGGGACCCCGAAGCGTCTCTTACCTACGCATCAAGGTTGCTTGCCTCGCACTTGCGCGAGTTCGGAAGCGAGCGGCTTGCACTGGCCGCCTACAACGCGGGACCGGGCGCGGTACACAGCGTGGGCAATCAGGTGCCGGATAACGGCGAGACTCCGGCCTACGTTGACAAGGTTCTGGCGGTTGCCTCGCGACTGCGTGCCAGTACTTCGCCGTCCGAGTCGGCGACGCCGGAAGCGTCGAAACCGACCGCCGTCGCGGCGATTGTCGCCGGAGTAAACAAGCTTAATTCACCTGACCCGACCGAGCGACGGGCGGCGGCGTTCACCCTTACCGCGTTGGCACTCGGTGCCGTGATACTGTTGGGAGACTGACTATGGCGCGCGACGATAGCACTCTTTTGTACCTAGGACTTGGCGCAGCAGCGCTGATTGCGCTCAGTCCGGATTTACGCAGTCGTTTGGGCACACTGCTAGCGCCGAAGACAGTGCCGTCTGGTGGCACCAATACTCAGCCTCCGGCGTCGGGTTCGTCTTCGGCTGGTCAGCAGTCTGGCGCGGGATCAAGTTCCGGCGCGGTCATAGTGCCGGGTCTGCTGAACGCAGGCCGTACTGACGCGCCAAGCTTTACGGTGTTTCGCGTCCGTTTGCCAACCAGCACCCTAAATGAGCAGCTCTGGGCCAAGGACCAAACCGGGCGGTTTCACTACGTCACCAGTCCTTCCGAGTTTGGCAGGTTCGGCATTGCTGCCGATGTTTCGAATGTCACTGATATTCCCTGGGGACAGCAGCGAGCTTTTGCCAATCAGGGCGGAAACGTCAGCGGGGATATGGTGGAGTGGGTACGAAGCGACACGCCTACCGGAGTTACTGGGTTGTATCCACAAGTGCCGTCTTCGATGACTGAGGCGCTGCGCGAGGGTTTCAAAGCAGGCAGGTTGGTACCGGCGGGGCCGGTGGGGTATGCGGTTCTGCAGCAACAGGGGGTTATCTAGTGAACGAACCGCTAAATCAGCAGCAGATACGCGAACTGTTCGCTTCGCATCCACAGGCGGAGGCGGTGGACCCGGACACTGGCGAAGTCTTTTATGGCTCGCAGCTCCGCGAGGATCACTACGTGCGCGGTGCGGATGTGCGCGACATGCACGAAGGACGGCCACAGGAAGCCCCCGGCGCGGTACACGTCTCGCACGTGGTGCGACGGTGGCACGTCGGCTTGCCGATACACGGGGTGTGACGTGGCGGACTGGCAGGAGATCGCGTCCGGCAAGCAGACGCCGCCGGTGGACAGTTTCACGGGACTGATCGAACCGGGACGGCGGTACCGTCTGTCGTTTGAGTTTGCGACGGTCCCCGAGTCGTACATTGACGCGGTGATATCGGTGCTGCGTGGTGCCACCAGTGCGCTCTCGGTGACAATCGAGCGTGACGGTCACACGGTACATCTGATGTTTCAGGGTGGCGCTTGATGCCGCTGCTAATTGTCGGACTGATTGCGCTTGTGCTGACATTGTCCATCGCGCCGTTTTTGATTCGGTGGTCACTAGCCGTGGACGTATCGACCGGCAAGGTCCCGGCGGGCGCATCGGCAACCTCGGGGGTCACGTCGGCGGTCAGCTCGGC